GGTTAACTCCAGTTTCAAAGGCAGTAGTGTTTGGACTTGATGTTTCTCCTTCAAGAGTCTTTGTGACTCCTGTTCTCTGGTCTTCTTTACTTTCCATGAATCCCATCCATTCGAGGGCATCTTTGTTTCCTTCTGGGATATTCAAGAACTGGATATTTTTAGGGTCGAGTGTTCGAGTCAAAGTACCAGCTTTGTATTTCAAGGTTTCATCTTCTGGGTCTTCTGTTCCTGTATAGAACCCTGGAGGTGAGATAGTCATGAGCAACTGCCTCAAAGACATGTTCATAATCCTATCAATAACAGCCTCGTCCCTTTCCATAGCCTCTACAACTCCAATACCATAGATAGTTTCAGCTCCTCGCATGTTCCAATAACCGTATGTACATGAAAGACGCTTACTATCCTGTGGAAGTGGCTCCCAAACAACCATAACCCCGTTAATCTCCACTATAAACCAATCATCATACTGGTTCTCATAAAAGTACATCTCTGTCATACCTTTTTTTGTAGACTTTCCTTCGTTTGAAGAGTTTGACTGCGACTGAGTTTTGTCTGAGGTTCCGTTAATAGTTTCCCTTGTATCTCCACCAGCCTCTACATATTTCATGTTCGGGAAGTCTTTCACTGGAAACATCTTTTTAATATCATCAATATGTTGTACTTCTCGCCACATCCAATCTCGTGTTGAATAGAAGTTCTCTGGCACTGTCTGCTCATCAAGCCATGCGTTGTAGTTGTTAATGTTTACATAGGCAATATCATCCATCTTTGTAATGGTTTTTGTTTCGTATGTTTTAACACCCTGCTCATCAACCCCTTCCAAGAACCTTGCTTCATGTTTCAGGTTCATGTGGTATGTCCTACCAACAAACCAACCTCGCTTTGCAGAGTTAAATATAGAAAGCTTCAACTGCCCAAGTGAGTTGGTGTTTTTCCAAGAAGCTTTTGCGAGTCCTTTAATAAGTTCTCGGTTTGCAGAATACCGTGGGTTACTTTCTTCAACAGCAACCTCTGGGTTACGGTCAATAAGGATACCTAGAGCTGCCTGAACCTTTCCAAAGGCGTTGTTGATAGCAACTGGAGTTTGGTCTGGGTCCATCTCTGAGGCAGGTATATTAGCCTCTCGGTTGAAATACTGTGAGTCTAGGTTCCTCATCTTTTGGTCAATATCAATACCGTACACATTTCTTCGAGAGTTCAATAGCTCAGTCTTTCTGAACTTATACTGTGTGTTTACCTTCAGTTCATCACCAGAAGGGTTGTATCCTTTAACTCCTGCTGGTTCTGGTTTTAATGGTTTTAGGTTTTTCTTAGCCATGTTTTATTTATTACGTCTGATAAGATATTTCTTCTGTCTTTGCTTAAGGATTGTTTCGACTTTTTCCTCGGGGAAATACTTCTGTAGGTTTTTCTTTTCAAGGTATTCTTTCAGCTTTTGCTCTGCGACTGATTCAGGTTTTTTCATCTTAGGGGAGAACTTCAACCCCTGATATGCAAGTCCCAAAGCAATCACCCTGTCATCATGCTTCCCGTTCTCAGCACCGTATCCTTGTTTTCCTTGTTCTTCGGTACGGACAAAGGTTCGCATCTCTTTCAAGGTTTCTTCTGAGTTAACTGTAATGTACTCTTCTCTTACTGCTTCTTCAAGTGCGTTTACCAAGAGTGGCTTTGACGTTCCTGTTGTCCTCCATCCTGGCACATCTCTAGTCTGCCTTGTTCTCTTATCTAAAACTTCTCTTCTGTATATATTGTTATACTTATGTTTAATGTGGTCAAGTAATGAAATACCTGAAGAATTAATCTCTGGTACTACAATAGCATTATTGTACCACCTTGCTATGTTTAATACGAAATTACCAAGCTGGTCTGGTGCAACGTTAGGAGATGCAAACTCAGCAGCTTGAACTCCTGTATGTGCGTTTATGACCTGAATAACAGCATTGTCTTGCCCAAGTCCTTCTGATGAATCAACTCCCAAAGAATACCTGAAACCAACCAAGGGTTCTTCCCACACCATACAATCTCCCCACTTCCTGCTAATAGGCTTTTGAGCAGGGTGCTTTTGTAGGTCATACATGCTAAATACACCTTTACCTGAAGAAATAAAGGCTTCCATATCATCAATAGGATACTCCTGGAGTACCAACTGCTTGTGTCTTTTTACCTTACTCAAATAGAAAGCAAACTGCTCTGCATCCAGGTTAAACATGTCTGCAATATCCTCTTTTAGACCGTACCTCAAAGCAAAAGGTCTGTACTCCTCATAGAGTTCATCAATAGTCTTGTCCGTATTCATTCTGTAATCCTCGTCCCATAGCCAGTTGTAAAAGAACTTTGCATATTCTGAGTTGGGGTCTTCCCATTCATCGTAGGCGAAGTTTGCCATTCCGTTAGCTGTTGTTTCAAAGGTAATCTTTCCGTTCTTTGGTACAGACTCCAAGGTAGCTGCTAATCGCATTTCAGCATTTCTAATGAAAGCAAGCTCAGAAACGTGGAGGTTGTGGACTGTTTCTCCTCGTGTATCCATAGTAACGTAAATCTTGCTATTCAAGTCTGGGAAGTACAACTCATTTCTGTTCTCAAAAGAAACTCTGGGTTTCAATCTGGGGTCGTTTGGCAGGTTTTCATAGGCTCTCTTTACAATCTCAAACAACTTAACCACCTTCTGTTTCTCATGAGCAAGAATAGCAGAGTGCGTGTTCCTGTTGTACATAGTTTCATCAAGTAGGTCAATCAAACAAAATGTCGAGAAACCAAGCTGTCGAGCCTTCAATATAAAATCTCTACCAGTCCTTCTTTTCAGGAAGTCTAGCTGTGCCTTGTTCGGCATTATAGGCTCTAACGTCTTTTGCTTTGTATTAATAAAGTAGAGGTTCTTTAGCCTCCACTCTTTTTCTGCTATCAAATCTCCTTTTGAGGCTATAGGTTTAATCATTTGTTTTGAATCCTATCTTATTTACTGGAGCTTCCTGGTTAGGTTCCTCGTAAACCTCCACAATCTCTGAACTTCTTTCATGTGAAAGAGCTTCTGTGATTGAAGAAGCTACTATCCTTTTCTTAATTATGTAGGACCTGTTTATCATAATAGGCAAGAAGTGGGGAACTAAGGTTGATTCGAGCAGTATCGACCAAAGGCTCGCATATTTCCCCACTTTTTACCTACTATAGTGTGGGGTTTAACGAGCTATAATCGGTTTGTAGTTAGCTCTATCTTTTTTACAGTCCGCATGATATTTAGCAACCTGTCCTACAGAAACAATCATAGGCTCTTTGCAGACCATGCAACCCTGTGTGAACTTTGGTTGTGCTGGTATTGCGACCTCTCTCCTCTCAATTCCATCTCTTGTTTGCACAAACTTCCTGTTAAACGCTGTCTTTGTCATCTTTGTCATATTTTTTTTATTAGTTTTTTCACGACATATAAATAGTACCACTTTCTAAAAAAAGAAACAATACAGTGGATAAAACACCCCACAATTAAGTAGGGTGCGGTTACAGAGTTAGTGTTTACTGGTTCTTACGATTGCCTTTGGAGTGCTTCCCTCCCTTCCTTCTGACAATCTTGAACTCCCATTCAGGGTCAAGCCAGGTATCGTTGATAATCTGGCAAATCTTCTGAGCTGAGAAGTTCTGAAATAGGCAGTGCCAGCAGTAATGGAGATGTGCATCGACTTTCTCGATATTCACAAATCCATTTACATACCGCCTGTTGCCTCCTTGTGACCTTGGTTTTCTATGATGTCTGTTGCTAGACACGTTGCCTCCTAGGCAGTTTTCTTATCTCGAAGGACAGAAAGACAGAAGTCCTCCAGCTCCTGGGTAACAACTCGATTGTTCAACCAGTTTGCGTGTTGGCGGTGTGCGATTGTATTTGCAGAACTAATCCTGTTTCCAGGGTTTTGATTCTGCATGATGTGTCGCATGATAGCCTTCTCGAAAACTTCAAAGTAAGAACAGCGTAGTTCTTTTCCGGCATCTTCAATGATTGTGTTCACAATGTACCTCCTTTCTGTTTAGTGATGTACATAGTCGGAGATACATATGTTTTTAATAATGCGAGAGAACACTCACAAGACTGTAGAAATATTGCACCTCCGTTTATGTACACCAGCTTTCAAAGAACAATCCGTGACTTCCATGAGAGGAGTAATACATATCGAGTATATTACCCCTCCCCCAGAAACCAGGGGTAACGACCTTGCAACTACACCATCGTATCATCCACCTCTTTTTCTGGCTTGTTTGCAATAGCCACGTTTGTTGTGAGAAGTGTGGCAACAGTTGAACTTGCCATCTCTAATGCTGTCCTTGTTACTTTTACAGGGTCAATAATTCCAGCAACTATCATATCCTCTACAAAAATACGTTTACTTGCATCATAGCCACTGTGCTTGCCCATTCCCATAAGCTCCAAAACGACCTCTGACGGGTCTTCTAACCCAGCGTTCTCAAGTATCTGCATGATAGGAGCTTTCATCGCTTGTATCATGATTTTCTTTGCAATTACGACCTCTTCTGGGTCTTCAACCTCTACCTTTATACTGCTTGATATAGAAAGTAGAGCAGAACCTCCACCAGCAACGATACCTTCCTCGACAGCAGACTTGGTAGCATTCACAGCATCCTCTATTTTATCCCGCAGGTATTTCATCTCAGTTTCTGTTGAGGCTCCAACCTTTATAACAGCAATACCGTTAGACATCTTTCCGACTCTTTCTGCTAGCATTTCTTTTTCATAGTCTGAGCCAGCTTTTTTAATCTGTTTCTTAAGGACATCCACTCTTTCTTTAAGGACATTTTTATCCCCATTACCTCCCAAGATAGTTGTACTGTTTTTAGTTACAGTGGTCTTCTCTGCTAGTCCAAGGTCTTTCATCTCTACATCATCTAACTTCATCTTTTTCTCTGAGGAAATAAAGGTAGCCCCAGTCAAAATAGCAATGTCCTCCATTTGTGCCTTTGAACCCTGACCAAACCCAGGAGCTTTTACAGCAACAACCTCCATTGCACCTCTGAGCTTGTTTACAACCATAGCTCCAATAGCCTCATCAGCAATATCCTCAGCAATGACAACCAGTTGCTTACCACCATCTCCTATAACTCTTTCTGCTATTTTGAGTATGTCTTTGAAGCTAGAAATCCGTATATCTGTTAAAAGAATAGGGCAGTTCTCCAGTACCGCCTCCATCTTTTCAATGTCTGTTGCCATGTAAGGAGAAAGATACCCCCTATCGAACTGCATACCCGATACAACCTCTGAAGAAATTGTGGTTGCACTGGACTCTTCAACTGTGACAACTCCATCACTTCCAACCTTCTCTAGTGCATCAACTATGATTTGACCAATCTCTTTTGATTCTGCTGAGATAGTAGCCACCTGCTGTATATCCTTTTTGTCCTTTACAGGTACGGATATGTCCTTTAGAGCATCTATAGCTTTTGCTGTTACTTCCCTGATAGCGTTCTTCAAAAGGACAGCGTTGACTCCTTCATCCATATGTTCCATACCAGCGTTCAATATAGCCTGTGTAAGTACCAAAGCAGTTGTTGTACCATCCCCAGAACCTTTGTTTGCTTTCTTTGCGACTTCCTTTGCCATATCAGCTCCCATGTTTTCAATAGGGTCATCAAGCTCAACTTCCTGAGCAATAGATACTCCATCGTTTGTGATAGTTGGACTTCCGTAACTCTGGTATACAACGTTCCTTCCTTGAGGTCCCATAGTATATCTAACCGATTCTGCTACTGCGTTCACTCCCCTTGCAAGACTTTCTCTTGCATCATCCTTGTACCTTATAATCTTGGACATTTATTTTTTTTGTTGGTTTCTAAATCGACTTGTACAGT